ACCAACACCCAACAGCCAAACAATCAATTTAACCTCAAATGGCACTTATAAGGCTGGCGATTTCATATCCATCAATGGTTATGTTTACAAGATTACCAATGATTCGACTGGATCGGTGATCAATATCAATCGGCCATTGATTGGCTCACCGACATCGGCTGCACCAGTTCTTTTGGGCAATGCGTGTTCGTTTTATGTGGTGGCCGAGCAATGTCCCACCTACACATTAAACCCAATGACCAATGGTGCATTTGTTGAATGGTCTGGGCCTTTTGTATTTCGTGAATACATCACAGGATAATTATGTCAACAGCAATTGCAGCACTTGGATCCAGCTCAATTCGATATGCTGAATTTGTCGAATTAATTGTCACCACTTATGCTGGCAATTTTGTGGTGGGCGATACTTATACTATTTTTGTTGTTGGCACGACTGATTTCACAGCCATCGGTGCATCATCCAATACAGTCGGAGTGACATTCACGGCTACTGGCGTGGGATCAGGAACAGGCAAAGCGCAGCAGATATTTACATTCTGTAATGCAGCGTCTGATATCACAGTGAATGGCATTGTATTTGGTGGACTTGGCGGTTATCTTGGAATCACTGAAATTCAGCAAGATATGAAATCCACCAGCAATGACCTCAAATTGACATTGACTGGCCTCAATCCAATTTATATTTCGACAGTGCTTTCATCGAGCATGAAGGGCAGCAACATCAAGATTTGGCGAGGATTTCTCGATACAAACAATCAATTGCTTACCCTTGGCGGTGTGCAGCAGTTTTTCCAGAGATATCAAGGGATTGTCAATAATATTTCTATCAACGAAATTTTTGATGATAAAAAAAGGGACAGGACTGCCACTTGCATTATTTCATCGGCATCGATGCGATTGGTATTGGATTCAAGATTGGCTGGAATTAAAACCAATCCATCGAGCTGGAGGTTCTTATATCCCAACGATACCAGCATGGATCGAGTGCCAGTGATTGCATCGACTTATTTCAATTTTGGCCAAAACCCAACACCAGGCTCGGCCACCAAGGTGATCGGATCAACTCAACAAGTTCCAGCTGCACTGGTTAAATTTTCCAATTAAGGCATTGATATGAGTTTTGGAACATTTCTTAGTTCAGTTTTTACAACTGCTGCAGTTATTGCCACAGCGTATTTCACGCAAGGAATGTCGCTGGCCTATCAAATGGCAGCCACATTTGCAGTGTCAATTGTGGCATCAAGGATATTTGCACCCAATGTGCCACAGGCCCAGCAAAACAATGTTAGGCAGCAAGTACCACCAGATCCAACAGCTGGCATTCCATTGGTTTATGGTGATGCCTATACTGGCGGTCGATTTGCCGATGCAGTGCTAACCACTGATCAAAAGTCAATGTATTATGTTTTGGTGATTTCAAATATTAGCCCAAATGGTGCATTTAGTTTTGATTTCACCAAATTTTATTATCAAGATCAAATCATTACATTTGACACATCAGACCCCACCAAAGTGATCAGTTTGACCGATGGTGCTGGTAATGTCGATACTTCAATTTCAGATCATTTATACATTCATTGCTATACATCATCAGCAACTGGCACGATCACCCCAGCCAATGGTACGGCCATGCCCTATGATGTGATATCCACAGCCAATGGCGCACCATCAGGTCAAGAATGGGCAACGACCAATCGGCAAATGAATGGTTTGGCATTTGCCATTGTGCAGCTGGTTTATAACAACAATTCACCTGGTACTACTTCATTGCAGCCAGTGACATTCCATGTCAGCCATTATTTGAATGGCACTGGATGTGCCAAGCCTGGTGATGTTTGGTATGACTACATTACCAATTCAGTCTATGGCGGTGCAGTCGATCCATCATTTGTCAGTTCTGCATCAGCCACTGCATTGAATACTTATTCAGACGAATTGATTACCTATACACCATCAGGCGGTGGCACATCAACCACACCCAAATACCGATTCAATGGCGTTTTAGATACTGGCCAAACAGTATTGGCCAACATTGATATTATGATGACTTGCTGCGACAGTTGGCAGTCTTACCAGGCAGCTACTGGTTTATGGTCAGTATCGATCAATCAAACCATTAGCCCATCATTTTCATTCGATGACAACAATATCATTGGCTCGATATCCACTGGCGAGCTGGATATCACGCAAATGGTCAATCAGATCGAGGCCAAATTCAATGATTCCACAAACAGGGATCAGCCTGGTTATGTGAATTTACAAACCCCAGCAAATTTGCTTTATCAAAACGAGCCAGTTAACAAATTTACTGTTTCATATGATTTGATCAATTCGAGCGTTACAGCTCAATACTTGGCCAATCGGACACTTGAGCAAAATCGACTTGATTTGATCATCAGTTTTGCAACCAATTACACTGGCATTCAGGTCAATGCTGGTGATGTAGTCACAGTGACCAATTCCTACTATGGCTGGACAAATAAACAATTCAGAGTGATGCAAGTCAAAGAGGCATCATTGCCCGATGGGACTCTTGGCGCATCATTGCAGCTGATTGATTATGATGCCAATGTTTATGCTACTGGCGATATTACCCAGTACACACCAACACCCAATTCGGGATTGGCATCACCCACTTATTTCAGCGCATTGGCTGCACCCACTATTTCAGCACATCGAGAGACTGCAACAATTCCCAATTTTGATGTGCAAGTATATGTGCCAATGGTGGGCAGAGTGACCACTGGCACATTGTTTTACACCACAGTATCCACACCATCATTGTCGGATTGGCAGACTTGGGCTACTTATACCAACACCAGTAATCAGCCAGTTTTAAACAATACTTATTTCACATTTGCCGATGTGGTTTTACCAGCTGCCACATATTATTTTGCTTATACGGCCAGCAACGAAAAAACATCGACTCCATTGAGTCCAATATCCACTGCTTTTGTTTGGACACCAGTCGGCATTTCTGGAGCCAGTGGAGCGTCTGGCGCATCAGGTTATAGCGGATTTTCTGGATTGTCTGGAGTGTCTGGATTGTCTGGATATAGCGGTTTATCAGGATACAGTGGAGTTCAAGGAAATAGTTTTCGAGAGGCTTATTACACACAATCACAATCATTATCTGCACCATCGGTCAGCCCAAATCCAACGACTGGATCAACATCATTCCCAACATCAGTGGCATGGTCTGGCTCGATCACGACACCAGCTGCTGGCCAGTCACTATGGGCCATCGATGGGACATACAACCCGAATACAAATCAAACATCATGGTCTGCACCATATTTGACCCAAGGATTTCCAACAACCATTCAGTCTGATAATTACGTTTTAAACACATCAGGATGGCAGATCCAGCGAGATACTGGCAATGCATATTTCAATGCCATCAGTGCCAGAGGTGATATCAGTGGTGGATCAAACATTAATATCACTGGCCAAGGTATATTCAATGGAGCCACAGCTGTTGGATCAAACACATTTTCATTGATTGCCAATCAAGCCAATGGAGCATATGGCGGTATATTGGCTTATTCTCAAAATTCAGGCAGCAGTTTGTCGTTTCCATTTGCTGCTGTTGTTGGTCAAGCCACATATAACAATGTGGCTGGTGCATTTACATCGGCAGCCAATAGTGCAATTGTTGCAAGCTCAACAGGCACATATCCAACAATTGCAGCCAATGCTCAAGGAAGTGGAGCAATTGGCGTTTCTGGATATTCTGTTTATGGTACTGGGGTTTATGGCTCTGGATCAACTAATGGAGTGTATTCAGCTGGGCCATTTGGCACATCCAGCACAGCATTTGTTAATAATTTATATGCACAATATACTCAAAATTTAGTTGGCCAAGGAAGTGGCACATTGCTTTATTTTCAAACTGGGCCAACCACTGGAGCCAGTACAGCGACATTTAATCCAGCAAATAAACCAGGCACTACCAGTGGCAGCAATACTTGGATTGAAGTTATCATCAACGGATCATCTTATCAAATACCAGTGTGGGCATCATAATGAGAACAATCACAATTCCATCGACCTCAGTCACTGAGGATATCAACGACATTCAAGAGATACCAGGCGTTTGCGTCAGGTTTTTGGTGGGCAATAAGGATTCCAATGGGAATTGGATTCTTGGCCAAAATATGCAAACATTTGTTGTCAATGGTGATGATTACAAAGAATTGAATGGCCCACCCACATCATGGGCACCAGACAAGCCAACTGGCACATATAGAAATGATGATTTGTGGCATTATGTGGAT